CCAATTCCAACTGAACCAGTAAAGTTTGCAGTACCGCCTGAAGTTATACTAAATACTTTTGATCCTAAATTACTGGTGCTTGTTGTGCTAGTCCAAAATTGGAAAGCATCTGTTGTTGATACAGTTTCACCTGAACCAAACTTAATGGTTTCGTCTGCTCTGGACATCATTAAGAGTCCATCAAAAATATCAGTACCTAAATAGTGATAGCCAGAACCATCAACATTCCATTTAAAAGCACCACCAGTTGATTGTATGTTTCCAGATGATGTTACGCTAACAACATTATCTACTGCTCTTGCACTAGATATAACGGTATTTGTACCAACTTTAAAGTCACCGCCATCTGTAGTTATATTACCCTGAACGGTTATAGCACCGCCAAATGTGGATGTGCCAGAACCAGTTATGTTTATAGCACCTACATTAGCTGTTCCTGAAAGGTGAAGGTCTTTCCATTTGTAACTAGCATTTCCTAAATCTTTTGTTCCGTTTACATTAGCACCAGCGTAATCAGTAGGAACTATAGCCTGTGCAGTTGTACCGATTCCAACACCACCATTGCTTGCACTTCTTGGGTCAAGAACCATATAAGAAACTGCACTAGCTCTACTACCAATAGAACCAACTGTTGAGCCATTATGTTTTAGTTGTATGATATCACCACTAGCACCGCCAATTCTGTTAAATGCAGCGGAGTGTGCAGCACTAGTACCAACAAGTAATTGGTCACTAGCTGACAGAACAACACCTGAAGAAACACCAGTATCTACACTAGCATTAGTAGTACCCACCAACAGATTCCCTGATGTATCCAGTCTCATATGTTCTGTATATGGAGAATAACCTGTAAAAATATGGTTATTAGCATTAATGTATAACGAAGGACCTTGGCTACGGATAATATTATCTGTACCATCGTGTCCTATTTTTAAATCGCTTCCTGTTCCTGCTAAAATAAATTCATTATCACCAAGTTTCAAACCACCAACATAAGCCGTTCCTGAAAGGTGAAGGTCTTTGAATTTATAAGTAGATGAGCCAATATCTATAGTATTATTTGCTCTTATTTCTGAACCAAAATTATTTCCAACTGGTTCAATTCTATTTGTATTTAAGTAAAGCCCTGAATAACTACCTGCTGAACCTGATAAAATTGCAGTTGCAGAATTGTAAGCACCAATAGAACCAACTGATGAGCCATCTTTTCTAAAGTCTAGAATAGTGCCATCTGTCGTTAATCTATTAAAATAAGCTACAGTACCTGCATTTTTTGTTGCTATTAAGATTCCATTAGGGTCTATCTCAACTCCTGTAGTGGTAAGATTTGCAGCAGTTTTCCCAACCAACAAGTTGCCTGATGAGTCTATTCTTAGACGTTCTGAACCACCAGCACGAGCTACAAAGTTATTACCAATAGCACCAACTCTTACACTATTAGTAGTAGTAGTACTATCTTCAAGACTTAAGTAAGAACCACTACTAACACTCTCAAATATACCAACAATTGTAGAAGCACCACTTTCTTTTACATACAGTTTTTGTGTAGGACTAGTAACTCCAATTCCAACATTGCCGTTATCTCTTAGTATTGTAAGTCTTGTGGATAATGTTGTTGTACCAGTCTTTATTTTAAAAGCGTTACTTGCACCATCGTAAGCAACGTATGCTCCGTTTGTGTATGGGCTTGCAGCTGGAGCTTCTGTCATAAAAATACCATTATTTTCTGCTGCAGTATTTGAATTTAATATTATATTAGAGCCGTCTGTACTAACAATATGAAGTTTTTGAGCTGGTGTAGTTGTACCAATTCCAACGTTTCCTGCAAATATAGCATTTTGAGAAGTATCTAGTGTTAAAGCAGTAGTATTATTAGACCTTAATATAACCTGAGATGCATCAGACTGAAGTTGTAAAGCACCACCTGTATTTCTAAGTATGCTTCCATTGGTAGACATGAAAATATTTCCACTACTTGTTACAGAACCAACATTAGCACTGCCTGAAAGGTAGAGGTCTTTGAAGCGGAACGGGCTAACACCTAAGTCAATAGCTCCGTCTCTTCCTGCATTTGTTGTGGTGTTCCAAGGAACAATGTAATTATTTGTACCATCGTACATTAAGCCTGTAGCACCGCTACCTGCGAATAAACGCGAACCATTGTTACCAATACTGCCAACTTTCACACCATTCTTACCTATCTCAATAGCATCACCATCGTTTGTATTTCTGTTTACAAATAGTGCTGTAGCAGAGGTTGCTGAAAATCCTGAGTAGCTTGATGGTCTTAACTGTACGCCATCTGTACCTACTGATGCTGAAGTTTTGTTTAGTAATAACTCGCCTGATGAGGTAATTCTCATGCGTTCTGAACTATTAGTTAAAAATCTTGTAAACCTAGCTCCGCTAGTTTCAAAGTTTACACCTGAGGCATCTGAATATATGTATGAATTACCACCACCATCTATACGAACTGTTCCTGCAACGTGTAAAGGAGAAGTTGGCGAAGTTGTGCCTAGACCCAATCTCTCAGTTGATGCATCCCAAAATAGTTTTGCTGTTGTGCCTGTGTCTTCGTAGAAAGAGATGTCTCCATTTCTAGCAATTCTTAGCCTTTCATCACCAATAGAGGTACTTGCGGTAGCATGGTTAGAGGTATAAAAACGTAAGTCTCCATAGTAAGCACCAGTATTAAAGCTTTGTATAGCTGCTTGATTATTGCTAGAAGTTCCAAAAAAATGTATTCCATCTCCTGTGTTGGTTGAGTTTGAGCCACTAGCTATTGTTAGACGGGACGTTGGCGAAGTTGTCCCCAAACCCAATCTCTCAGCACTAGCATCCCAGAATAAACCTTGAGTTGAGCCTGTATTATCGTAGAAGGAAATGTCTCCTGATGCGTGGTCTATTCTTAATCTTTCAACAGGATTAGCTTTAGAATCATCAATAGTTCTAATTCTTAAATCTCCACCTACTTGTAAAAACTGAGTGTTGTTACCTGTGATATCAGACTCAATCATATTGTATTGAGGAGATAAAGCTGTATGGTCTAAATTATTTCCTGTAACAGCTATACCTGAAGTATTTACTGAAAGATAAGTAGTCTCAGAACCATCAGCACCTATTCTTAAATTAATAGGATTGCCAAAATTGTTATCTATGTTTAACTGTTCATTACTTGCAACTTGAATAGCTGCATCTTGAGTGCCTAACCTATCCCAATAAATACCATTGCCAGATGAACCAACTCTACTTATTTTTAATTGACCTGATGTGTTATCGATATGTAAGTTATCTGCAACTGCTGTTCCTGTTACGTCTATGCCAGTTGAGGTTGTGGCTAGTTTTGTTGCACCGTCATAATAAAGACGAACACCTGCGTTTTTCTGACCTCGTACCATGTTTTCGCCATCGTCACTTTGCATAATGACAAAAGAAGCTCCACGCAGTTGAAGATTACCTGCACCAGAATCTTGGATAATACTATTACTTCCATCATGGTAGATTTGTAAATCATTACCTGTGCCGAATATGGCTTTCTTATTATCAGCAAAATTAATTTGGTTTGGGTTTAAATTGATCTGTGTACCAGAACTACTAAAAATTGCATCAAGAGAGTCTAAGTCAGCGTTAAGCGAAATACCCCAAGTATCCTCTGCTGCACCTGGTTCTGGTTTTGTTAAGTTTAGATTGGTTGTATATGTATCTGCCATTTAAGCTGCCTCTTGTTTATCAAGTGTTTCCCAGTTCGTAGATGGATTGGTTGCGTCTGTCCAAGTATTGCTAGGAGCTGTATTTTCTGTCCATGTTGCTGATGATACAACTATCTCTTGCCAATTCTCACTACCAACAACTTGGTCTGTCCAGTCTTCGCCTGGAACTATTATGTCTTCCCATTTTAAACCACCGACTGCATTAAAGCCACTTGTTTGGTTGATGGTGGCTTCCATCTTCTTAAATACTTCAGACTGTGCAGATACGTTAGATACTGCTGCGATAGTAACTTTACCTAGGTCTGTGTCTTTTGCTATCGCTATAACATTAGATGTTGCAACTATAGTTGCAGTTGCTTGATCTATCTGTGTTCCAAGAGCATCAAAGTCTGATACAGCTTGTATAGTTGCTTGTAACTGTTCAGCATCTTTACCAATAGCTATAACATTTGATACTGCTGATATGGTTGCAATGCCACCACGCTTTCTACTACCAATACTTGTAAAGTTAGTAACTGATTGTATGGTTGCAGTTGCTATATCTGTGTCAGCACCAACAGCTAAGAAGTTTGTGTTTGCCTGTATGGTTGCAGACTGTTGGAATTGTATTCTGCCAAATCCTGTTAAGTTAGAATTTGCCTGAATGGTTGCTACACCTGATACAGTATTTCTAGCGGTTGCGCCAGATGTTGCGGATACGGTTGCTTCAGCTTGAAAAGCTAAATCGTTAAATTTTGACCTGGAATAATAGCCTTTGTTATAGCCTATGCTGGCCATGACTTTAAGCTAGTGTTACGTCTAAATCACCAGCGTTAAATCTAAATACATCTCCTGTGCTTACAGTCTTGGAAGCGTCTAGGTTAGCGTATGCTAACAAGTTTCCAGATGTTGATGCGTCTAAAATACCAACTGCTACGATAGTTCCTAAGTTTGCAGTTGCTGTAGGATATTCAATAGCTGATGGGTTGGTTGCGGTAGTTGGGTTAGTACCAGATACATTGAATGTACTTGATCGTCTTACATAGCCTCCGCCTGTTGCTTCAGTTCCACCGCCTGTATCAGTTGGTGCTACTGTATATAAAGCAACATACAATGTTGTGGGTGCTGTATAAGCATTGCCACCAAAGACATGCTCTAAGACCTTGTCCTCTAAATAATCACTAAATCCTGCCATCGTATTCTCCTTTAATTACCGTAGTAGTAATTTCTTTTTTGTTTTGTTCCGTAAGTCTTTCTTCTCATCATTAGAGAACCTTTACCAAATGCAGCTTTCTCTTGAGCAAGTCTCATTTCTTCTAATGCTTTCTCAAACTGTTGTGTAAACATTGCTATTCTGTCGTCTTCCATCAAGTAGATAGAAGCGTGTTTCAATGCACCATACAAGTAAACATCTGGGTTTGATACTGATACAAAGTTAGTTGCATTGGTATCACTCAATGCATTTATTTTACCATAATAAGTTAGCTGTAGGGTGTAAGGAACGTCAGGAGTTGGTGCTAATTCCATAGTACCATCAACCATTGCATAATATACTGGTTGACCTGTTAAGTTGTTATTTGCTTTTCTATAAACATCTAAAGATTCTATAGACTGTTGAAATAACGGACTGAAATCATTTGATGTTATTTCTACATTGATGGCTTCTAGCCAATCATCTGGTACTGATAAGTATTGAGCATCTGCTACTGCGGTAGCTCTTACAATCATGTCTTTTGTTCTTAACTTTCTGTTAAGTTCAGCTTCTACATTATCAATAAATGTATCTATGGTAGATGTTAAATCTGATCTGTTTAGATAACCAGCTATGGCTGTTTTTAATTCTGCATATGTCATACTTTACCTTGCCAAGTTCTAAAGACGTTATTGTCTGGATTGTTTAGCCATTGTTTCCACTTTGCGGAATCCTGTGACCAACCTTCTCGTAATGCTTTTTGCCAAATTACCATGGGTACTTCAGCTATGTGTCGCATATCTTTTCCAGGCTTAGGTGTATTGTCTCTTAGTTTCTTAACGTGGTCAATGACAGGAGCAACATCTTGAGTTGTGTGATAGACAAACTTGTCATCCTCTGTAATAAACTCTGATTTGTAACCAGTTTTGTGGTCGGTGATTGTACGTTTTTGTGACATATTTAATAAAGGGTGGGAAGGCCGAAGCCTTCCCTAAGTTTAACTAACTTATGAAGTTGTTAAGTCTGCGACTATACCGTGAGCAGCTTCGTTGCTCATTTCTAATCCATACTCACATAAAATCATCTTAGTTTGTGCGTCTCCAACTGTTGAGATATCAACTGTTTTAAAGTCTCTTAAGTAAGATACTTTAGCGAAGTCTGGATCAACTAATAGAAGTGATCTTTCTCTACTGAAGTTAGATGGTACGATTTTTAGCTCGCCAAAGTCTGATGCGTAAATAGAAACAGAAGCTTCTACTGTGTTTGCATCAATCATTTGTCTTGCTGAAGCTCTACCTGTGAAACCAGATATTTTTTGCTTGTTAACTGGGCCACAGATTGCCATTGAAGGCTCTCCGCCATTAGCGAAACAGTCTTGCAATACAGATTTTAATAATGTTTCTGTTAAAGCTCTTTGTGTTCCATCGGTTGGAGCAGCTCCACCACCAGCACCGTTACCGCCAGTTCCTCTTGATACGTTTGATGTAATCCAAGATTCAAAACCACCAGTTACTCTTGCTGTTGTAGCATTACCAGTTGTTTTAGCGCCTTTTTGACAAAGTGCTGTTTCCATATCTCTCTTAAGAGCTTTAGACATAATCGCTAGTTGGTGAGCCATTTCTGACTTCTTACCAGCAGGATCAGATGCTTGTTGTGAACCAGTCACAGTTGCGTCTCTTGATGAGATTTGAGCCACGTTACTAACTCTTGCAGTAGCTGTAGAAGCTGATCTTGAAAGTTCAAAACCCTCTAGCTGTCCAGCACCACTTGGAGTTGGTAAGTTTTCTGTTTGCCAATCAAAAACCACGTTATTGATTGAGTTTTTTCCTATAGCACTCAAGAACGGAGTTGTTTGAGGACTGATGTTATAGATAACATTACTTAGCTGTTCTCTATCTGAAGTCGCTGAGTAAGTATCAAATGCGTTTGTTACTTTAGCCATGATATTTTCCTATGTTTAAAAGTTTATATAATTTGTTCAAATAATTTAGCCGCATCCTGGACTTTGCCAGTCTTAGCTAATTTTTGATGCGCTCTTTTCGCTGGTGTTGAACTTTTAGGTACATTTGAAGTGCCAGGTCGGGCAGTTCGAGCTGCCGCTTTCTTTTCAGTTGGCTTCACTTTAGTAGCTTGTTGTGTCTTATGTTGTAACCATGCGTTTCTTAAACCAAGTAAAACTCGGTAGTCGTAAACGCTGTCCATCTCTTGAGATGAATAGCCTAAAACATTAACACCATAATCCCGAA